AGGAGATGTAACTATAAGACAAGTTACTGCAGGCACATATAATACAACTACTGGAGCCATTACTGAATCTACTTCTGATACAACTATTAAAGGAGTTTTAAGTAATGTTACAAGAAATGAAGTAAATAATTTAATAGAATCTCAGGATAAAAGACTTACTATATCTGCTGGAGATCTAAGTTTTATACCAACTACTAAAGATAGAGTTTTAATAAGTAATGTAGAATTTAAAATAGTCCAGGTAATTCAAAATGAACAAAATAATACTGCTATTAGTTTTGATTTAATTTTGAGGTAAATATGACCAGACAAATAAGATTAGATCAAATAGATGATGTAATGAAAGAAGCAGTAGAAGATTTAGTAAAAGCAACTACTTTGGAATGGACTAGAAGAGTTGTTAAAGCTACACCAGTTAGAATTGTATATGAAGGTGAACCTGCAGGCGGTGGAGATTTAAGAAATGCCTGGCAAACAGAAATTAAACCTTTACAAGGAAATATAATAAACAACTTAGCTTATGCTGAACCTGTTTGTTTCGGTGTTAATCTACCTCCTTCATGGGGCGGAAGATATAGAACTAGACAAAAAACAGTTGCAGGATTTCCTGAATTAATTGGAAAAGAACTAGAATTATATGCAAGAAGAGAATATGAAAGAATAAAAAGAAGAATTTAAAATGGCTGCAATAGATTTAAATAGCGTACGAGCAACAATAGAAGAAAGATTAGCAACAGAACTAGCTTCTAGTCCTGCTATATCAGTTGTTTTTAGTAATATGGCATTCGATTCAACTACTCAAGATACTTTTGTAACTTGTGAAATAAGTTTTGGTTCTAGCGAAATTTTAACTCAGGGAGATACAAGTACAGCTACAAATAATGTTGTAGGGTTAGTAACTATAAATATTTTTACAGAAGAAGGAATAGGTTCTGGAGCTAATTTTACTGTTGGAGAACGTATCAGAAATTTATATAATAGAGTAACTGTTTCTAATGTAATTTTTGATTCTCCTATTGGGCCTGAAATATTTCAATCTAACCCTGAAGGTAAGTTTCAAACACAAATAAGAATTACATTTGGAATATATGAAGATCTTTAATTATGGAAATTACAGAAGAAATGCTAGATGTAATAGAAGCTGTTAAAGGTAGAAGAGAACCTCAATACTGGGATAACCAGTGCAGAAGATATATGGAAAAACTAAAAGCTGATAAAAAAATTGTGAAAAAAACAAAGAAGAGTTAAGATGTCTATAAATCTTACTTTTTATTGTCATGGCAAAAGTAAAGGGTGATGTTGGTCAGGTCAAATTTGATGATGGTGGCTCTTCTGTAAACCCAGTTCTAGGAACAACAAGCTGGTCAATGTCTATTTCTAAAGACATACAAGAAATTACTGCTCAGGGAGATACATTTAAAAATTTTACTGGCGGTCTTATTGAAGGCGAAGGAACTGCTGAATTACTTTATGATGATTCTGCTTCTGGAGAAACAGCTACTTTTATTGATGGAGTTTTAACTACAGGAGATGCAGGAACAGCTTCTTTTGAACTTTTTCCTGATAGTAGTAGTGCTACTAAAAAAATATCTTTTAATGGAATTATTACTAATTTTGAACAAAGTTCTAGTTTAGGTGAAGCTAACACTATTAGTATTACATTTAAACCTACAGGTACTATTACTTCAGCTATTTAATTAATTTAAAATCCCGCATTTATGGCAAATCAAAGAACCGCAGATCTCATTATTGGAGCTTTCAAAGATGAGATGACTACAAGAAGAAAGTATGTATTAGAAACTCCTAATGGAACTAATATAGATTTATATTTTCCGCCTATAACTAGATTTGATAGGCAAAAAGCACAGCAATTAGCAGGAACTGATGAAGCATTAACTGTTTCTACCCAGTTACTTTGTAAAATGGCACAAAAAGAAGATGGAACTCCTGCTTTCGATATGTCAGATGCACCTATTTTACAGAGATCAGTACCTGAAAAAGTTTTAAATGATTTAGAACTATTTTTATTTGATGTAACTTTAGATTTAGATACTGCAAAAAAAGAATAAAGGGGGATAATTGGCTTAATTTTGAATTTTTCCTAGCAACAGAACTTGGTAAAACAGTAAATGAATTAAGAAATTCTTTAACAGAAGAAGAATTAATATATTGGGTTGCTTATTTTGAAAATAAAACTGAATTAGAAAAAAGAGCCCAGCAACGACAAAAACAGAAATTAAGGTAAACTTAGATAAAGACTTTTTTTATTTGTGGCTCAGGCTAATGTAAGACTTACTGTTGATGCTACTGGTGCTACTAGAGCTTTACAGGGTGTTCAGAATAAAACTAATCAGCTACAGAAAGCATTTGGTGGTTTAAGAACTGCTATTGGTGGAATAGGTTTAACTTTATTAGGAAAAAATGCAATACAAACAGCAGCTAATTTTGAAAAATTAAATGTAAGATTAGGATTATTAACTAAACAATCTGGAACTTTTGCAAGATCTCAACAAATAGCTGCAGATGCTCAAAGAGCATTTGGATTAAGTTCTACAGAAGCACTAGAAGGAATTACTAATATTACTGCACGATTAGCACCTTTAGGCGTAGGGGTAGAAGATATTAAATCTACATTTTTTGGATTTAATACAGCTGCTAAATTAGCAGGTGCAAATACAATAGAAGCATCAAATGCTTTCAGACAGTTAGCTCAGGCTTTAGGTTCTGGAAGATTACAAGGAGATGAATTTAGAAGTATTGCAGAGCAAATTCCTACAATACTTAAACCTATTGCAGATGAATTAGAAGTAGAAATTGGGCAATTAAAAGAATTTGCTTCACAAGGTAAATTAACAAGTGATGTTGTACTTAGAGCATTAAGAAAAATAGAAAAAGATGGTGCTCCTGCTTTAAAAGAATTAATAAAAAATGACCCGACAATGGTTTTTAAAATGTTAGGAAATGAAGCAGAAAATTTATCTAGAGCTTTTGGTGAAACTTTAACTCCTGTAGTATTACCAGTTATTAATGGTTTAACAAAATTAACTGAAGTTGTAACTAATTTTATAAATTCGCCTATAGGTAAAACAGCAGCATTATTTACAGGAATAGCTTTAGCATTTAAAGCTACAACTACTGCAGCTACTTTATTAGCAGCAGCAAAAACTATTCTTATTGCTAAATTTGCAGCTACATCTATAGGAGCAATAGCTTTAGCAAAGGCAAATGCTACAGCTTCGGTTGCAACAAAAGCATTAGCTATATCTACAGGAGCTTTAGCAATGGCTATGAACGCTTTACCATTAATAGCTTTAGCCTCTGCTATTGGATTAGTAACTACAGCTATTTTTAAACAAAACCAAGAAAGAAAGAAAAATAAAAAATTAATTGAAGAAGGAAATCAAGAAGCAATTAAAGCAGAAATAACACGTTTAGAAATAGCTTTAAGAAGAAAAGAAGAACAAAAAAGAGGAGCTGGATTATTAAATGAACAGATAAGGAAATTAAAAGAAGAAATAGAAATTATGAAGCAAAAATTAGGTGTAGCAAAAGAACAGGAAATACAAGATAAAAAAAATGAAGAGCAATTAAAAAGAATAAAAACTTTATATAGTTCTATTGCTAGTACAATAGAATCAGGTTTAGTTGAAGCTATAGATGGAGCAATTAAAGGAACTAAAACTTTAGGAGAAGTAGCTTCAAGTGTTTTTGGAGCTATTCAAACAGCAATAATTCAATATGGTGTAGCTTCTTTTCTTGGTGGATTGCCTGGAGGAATAGGAAAATTCTTTTCAGGTACTAGAGCTAATGGTGGTTCTGTTATGGCAAATAAATCTTATTTAGTAGGAGAACGCGGTCCTGAATTGTTTACTCCTTCAAGATCAGGTATGATTTCTTCTAATAGTGCAATTAGTGGAGGTTCAACTAATATTGTGGTTAATGTTGATGCTACAGGTTCTACAGTAGAAGGTGATAATGAAGGAGGAGAAGAACTTGGAAAAGTTTTATCTGTAGCTATTCAATCTGAATTAATTAAACAAAAAAGACCAGGAGGATTATTAGCATAATGGCAACATTTCCTTCAATAAATCCAACTTATGGTATTCAAAAAAGATCTCAACCATTTAAAAGAGTTGTACGTTTTGCAGATGGTTTTGAACATAGAATTACTTTTGGACTAGCAGAAAATCAAAATCCAAAAATATTTATTTTTACATTTAATGTTTCAGAAAGTCAGGCAGATGAAATAGAAACGTTTCTTGATGCTAGAGGTTCTACAGAAAGTTTTGATTACACACCTGCAGGAGAAAGTTCTTCAATGAAATTTGTTTGCGATACTTGGAATAAAAGAATTACATATTTAAACAGAGCAACTATACAGACAACTTTTAGACAAGTATTTGAACCATGAGTACAGGTCCAATAATTACGGATTTACAGAAAATAAATCCTTCTGCAATTATTGAATTATTTACAATTACTACAGATGCTACTTTACATGGCTCTGCGCAAACATATCGATTTCATAATGGAACAAGTTTAAATGCTAATGGTGATATTGTCTGGGCGGGAAATTCATATATAAAAATGCCAATACAGGCAGAAGGCTTTGCTTTTACTAATGGTCAACTACCTCGACCAACTTTAACTATTAGTAATGCCTTAGGAACTATTACTGCAATTCTATTAAATGTAAATACAGTAACAACAGGAATAGATTTAACTGGAGCTACAGTAAAAAGAATTAGAACTCTAGCTCGTTATCTTGATGCTGTTAATTTTCCTGTGACAACAACCAGTACAACAACCACAACAACTATTGCAGATCCTGCTGATGCAGAAACTGTTACTTATACAGTTACTGTTCATAATCCTGGAAGCGGAAATATTTTTAGAATTAATGGTGTAAATAATCCAGTTATAACTATGAAAAGAGGTTCTACTTATATTTTTGACCAATCAGATTCTTCTAATAGTGGACACCCACTAGCAATAAAATCAGATGCAGGCGGTGCACAGACTACAACTGTTTCTGGAACTGCTGGAAATGCAGGAGCTACAGTTACTTATCAACCTGCTTATCCTAGTGCCCCTAGTGATTTAAGATATTATTGTACAGTTCATGGAAATGGTATGGGTAATACAATTACTATGAATAATCCAAATACAACTACTCAGGAAACAACAACTACTTCTACTCAACAAACAAATCCTTTAGGAACACCAGACCCTACTGCAGAATTTCCACAGGAAATATATACAATAGATAGAAAATCAGCAGAAAATAGAGATGTAGTACAATTTGAACTTGCTGCTGTTTTTGATTTAGCAGGAATAAGAGCACCTAAAAGACAATGTACTAGAACAGAATTTCCTTCAATCGGTACTTTTATTGCATGAACTGGAAAGATCAAGCACTTGCTCATGCTAAAGAACAAGACCCTAAAGAATCTTGTGGTCTTTTATTAAATATTAGAGGAAAAGAAAAATATTTTCCCTGTAGAAATTTATCTTTAACTTCACATCAATGCTTTATTTTAGACCCAGAAGATTATGTAAAAGCTGATTCATTAGGCGAAATAATAGCAATAATACATTCACACCCAATAACACCTCCAGAGCCATCACAAGCCGATAGAGTAGCCTGTGAACAAAGTAATTTGCCTTGGCATATTGTTAATCCTAAAACAGAAACATGGGCAGATTTAGAGCCAACTGGATTTAAAGCACCTTTATTAGGCAGACAATGGGTATGGGGTGTTTCTGATTGCTGGAGCCTTGTTAGAGATTGGTATAAACAAGAAAGAAATATTGAACTTAAAGACTGGGATAGACCAACAACACCAGAAGAATTTTTACTAAATCCTTTATTTCAAAGTTGTGCTTGGCGTACAGGTTTTAGAGAATTAAGACCAGAAGAAAAATTAATTAATGGTGATGCTTTATTAATGTCTATTGGTTCTCCTGGTTTAAATCATGTAGCTATTTTTATAGATGGAGATGTTTTGCATCATTTAACAGATAGACTATCTTGTAGAGAACCATATTCTCAATGGTTATTAAAATCAACTGGTGGGAGGTATCGTTATGTTGCGTAAACTTAAGTTATATGGCGAACTTGCAGAATTTATTGGTCATAAAGAATTTGAAATTAAAGTAGATAATTTATCAAAAGCAGTAAGTTTTTTAGTAAATAATTTTCCGCATATAGAAAAATATATGAATCCTAAATATTATCAGGTTAAAGTTGGTAATTATTCAATATCAGAAGAAGAAATAAATTTTCCTATAGGTCAAGAAGATATTCATTTTATTCCTGTAATATCTGGAGCTGGAGGGAGTACAGGTAGAATTTTATTAGGTGCAGCTTTAATAGGAGCATCTTTTCTTTTTCCTGGAGCAGGTATGTTTGGAACTGTTAGTGCTTCTGGAAAGATTGCAGCAGGAACTACTATGACAGGATTTACTGCAGGAAGTGCATTTATGACTGGAGTAGGAACTTTAACATCTGCTGTTGGTGCTTCGCTAGTTTTATCTGGTGTAAGTGAAATGTTGTTTCCTTTACCTAAATTTGAAGGATTTAGTTCTGAACAGGACCCTCAACTTTCATTTAGTTTTTCTGGAACTCAAAATACATCACGAGCAGGAACTCCAGTACCTTTAGTTTTTGGAGAAATAATAACTGGCTCAGTAGTTATCAGTGGAGCAGTTGACACTCAACAGGTACAGGCATGACAAGTAAATTACCTAAAAAAATTATTGGTTCAGGTGGAGGAAGCCCACCACCACCACCGCAACCTACTAGAACACCAGATAATTTACATAGTAGAAGTTTTGCTAC